GATGCATTTAATTCTGCGTTTCCTGGCGGTGACGGAAAAGCGCTTTTAGCGACTGACCACCCAACAATTGCTGGAACTTTCAGCAATACTTTAAGCACTGCAGCTGACTTAAACGAAACTTCATTAGAACAATCATTAATTGATATTAATGCATTCACTGATGAAAGAGGTTTAAAAATTGCAGCTAGAGGAGTAAAAATGATTATTCCTTCTGAGTTACAATTTACAGCTGAGAGATTAATGAAATCTGCTCAAAGAGTTGGAACTGCTGACAACGACATCAACGCTATCAACAACATGGGAATGATTCCACAAGGTTACACTGTGAATAATTTCTTAACTGATACAGATGCGTTTTTCATCAAAACTGATGTGCCTAATGGAATGAAATATTTTGTTAGAGCGCCAATCAAAACAGCAATGGAAGGTGACTTCGATACCGGTAATGTTAGATACAAAGCAAGAGAGAGATACTCTTTTGGTTTTTCTGACCCTAGAGGTATGTTTGGTTCACCTGGAACTGCGTAATAGAAAATAGGAGGAGATAATTATGGCATTATCACAAGTTGGTTTCGGACTTAAACCAATAAACAAAGTAGGTTCAAACTATAACGCTGCTCAGGTTACTGAATACCGTGGTTTCAATGCAAAATATGGTGGCTATAACTTGGCATTTCAAATGCCAGTTAAAGTTGCGACTCAAACAGGTTTTACTAGCGTAAGACCGCAGTATAGTACTACTGATAGAATCACAGGTTCATTTGTTGGATGTCAATATGTTGACAGAAACACTGATAAACCTGTATTCGCTGATCACGTATTTGGTAGCAGCTTACCAACAAACAATTTCAATTACGAAACAGAGACTGCATCTTTCTTTATTACTGATGATCCTTATCAATTATACTCGATTAAGATTGATTCAGATATGACGGTAAGTGCAATGAATGGAAACTATTTTCCAAATTATGCTGGCGATACAGCTGCATCTGTTAATGCTGATCAGAAAAGATCTACTGTTAAATTGAACACTAATAGTAGCGCTTCATTCAACTCAAATGCAATATTCAAGTTTATGCATGTTGGATCTAGTGTTGACGACGCAGAGTTCCAAGGCAGTGGTACTGGATATAATAGTGACATACTATCTGCAGGAAGTAACGTTGTAGTAATGATTAATAAACACAGATACAACGCTGGAACTGGCGGCGGAACTGGTTAATCATTAATTAAATTTTTTATTGAAAGGCCCCATTGATTGGGGCCTTTCTTTTTGATAGAAAGGAAAAATGAAGTATTTAATAAAAATATATACAAAAGAAATACAAACTAAATTTGTTACAGAAAGTAAAAAACCTTTAGATACCATAGAAGATGTACATAAGATAATCATTGACTATATGGGAGAAAATAGTATAGAATGGGAAAAAAACGATTTGAAGTATAATAGTACTACAAATGATTTTTACATAACCTATGAGGAGGTTAATGATGGCTACGAGCAAGATGGCATTGTTCGCGAGAAAAATCCAACTTGAATCCACATGGAATCAGTTGTTTCTTAAGAATCAAGGAGTGATAACTCCTGATATGTCTGTGTTAGGAGATCAGATCAAAAAAACGATCAGAGAAATCCTATTAACACAAGAAGCTAAGCCTAGTAATCCAAAAGATGGTGAGAACCACCTTTTCGCTGGATAATTAGGTTTTTAAATATATTCTCTACAAAAGTGGTCAACACTTATAAGTATCTATTGCTTTTTTCTAAAATTAGTTATATTTTAATTACACTATACAATTTAATTAGAACATAGACGCGTATAGTCGACGGCCTAGAGACTATGTTCAAAAACTAGGAGGATATAATTATGGCAAGAACAACTTTTAGCGGACCAGTCGCATCAAAGAATGGTTTCGAAGTAGTAAATGAAAACGGTGTTAATGAAACACAAGTACTTAACGGTGTAAAAGACTCAAGAAGACAATTTTTAAATGAAGTCTTTTTACAAAGAGTAGCAACAAATGGTGATGTTGCAAATGACAATGCAAATAAAAACTTTGAATTAGTACATACAGGTGGTGAAGCTCCACAAACAACTCAATCTTGTAAATTTCCAAAAGATGGTGTTGGTACAGGTATTGTAATTCAGACATATAATGCTGCAGGAGATAATGTTGTAGTTGCTCCACATTTAGATACACTAGGGGCTGGCGAAGAACAATCACAATGGTCAGGTATTAAGTTTGGAACAGGCAACGAAGTTGAATGGGAATGTTCAATATTTTTACCTATAAACTCAAATGCAAATTCAAAACATTGGGCAGGTTTAAAATTAACTAATGATCATTTAATTGCAACTGACGCTACTCAAGCTTTTTTTAAATATCAATCAAGTGCAACTAATGGAGAAACATTTAGTGATTTTTCTAAATTACATTTTGTTTATAGCGTTAGTGGTACTGACTATGTTAGTCAATTACCGATTGATTTAAATAAAGCAGGCTCTGCTTCAGAACCAAATGGACCTTATCATTTAAGAATTAAAATAGATGCTGCAAGAAAAATATCTATTTTTGTAAATGGTATTCAGTACAATGTAACTACTACAGCAGGAACTTCAGGAACTGCAGTTACTTCAGGCACTGGAAAAAGTCTTGCATTAGCTGATAATGTAAATCTTATTCCTTATATTGGATGTGAAACTGAGAATGCTACAAACACAAGTTTAGGTATACAGTATCAAAGTATAAGTAAGACGGGTGAACAACAGTTAGAGACACCAACTGCAATTTCACCTAGTGCAGGTAGTTAATAGGTAATAAATAAATTAACTCGGGGCGCCTGGTAATGCAGGCGTCCTTTAAAAGGAGAAAAAAAATGTCAACAACAGACGTAAAAGGTATATTTGCAGTTGGTGGAACTGCAACTGGTGTAGCAGTAATAGCTGCTTCACAAAGTGTAGCATCAGATACAGATCTAACTTTAACAGCTGACGCTGGGACTTTTGCAGGAAGTGGTAATGTTCAAAAGGTTACATTAACTTCTGGAGCAACTGATAACAGCACTGTTCAAGTTTTAGTACAAGGAACTGATGTAGATGGAAATGCTATTCAAGAATTTTTACAGGCTCCAGCTGCTAATTCAACTGTAACAACAACTAAATTTTACAACACAGTCACTAGAGTTATACCTCCAGTAGCGGCTCTTACATCTATGTCTGTAGGAGTAACTTCAGATGGTGCATTTTCTACTTTATTTGCAGGGAGAACTAGAGTAAGAGGAATGCATGGTGTTATAGGCACTGCAGGTACTATGCAATTTAAAACTACTTCAGGAGAAGGTACTACGGTTATGTCCGTAGCAGTTGCTGTGGGATCATTAGATCCATATATTCCAGATGATGGAGTGTTATTTACCGATGGTGTTTATCTTGTTCATAATGGTACTATAACAGGATTGACGGTTTACCTAGATAAGTAGGAGGTTAAATGGCAATAGCCACAACTAGTAAATTTGAATCGACTTTTTCTATTGATGAAGTTATAGAAGAATCATACGAAAGACTTGGTTTACAAGTTAATTCTGGATATGATTTAAAAACAGCTAGACGTTCTTTAAACATAATGTTTCAAGAATGGGCTAACCGTGGTCTTCATTATTGGGAAGTTGCAAATAATTCTTTAACGTTAGTTGATGGTCAATCTGAATATACAATGTTTAGAGATCCTTCAGATGGAACATCTGATGCTACAGCAGTTTATGGAGTAGATGATGTTTTAGAAGCTGTTTATAGAAACTCACAAAATGTTGACTTTCCTCTTACAAAAATAAATAGATCTGCATATCAAGCTTTATCAAATAAAACTGAAACAGGTTTACCTACTCAATATTGGGTCCAAAGATTTATAGATAGGGTTACAATTACTTTGTATCTAGCTCCTGGTTCAAATGAAGCAGGAAATACTATTAACTATTTTTATGTTAAAAGAATTAAAGACGCTGGTGATTATACAAATGTAGCAGATGTACCTTATCGTTTTGTTCCTTGTATGACTGCAGGTTTAGCTTACTATCTTGCAATTAAAAAAGCACCCGCAAGAATTCAAGAATTAAAGCTTCTTTACGAAGATGAACTTCAAAGAGCGCTAAGAGAAGACGGCTCTTCTAGCAGCTCGTTTATAAGTCCTAGAACATATAATCCAAGTGTCTAATTTATCTTCAGGAAAATACGCAAAATTTATTTCTGATCGTTCAGGATTGGAATTTCCATACTCTGAAATGGTTATTGAATGGAA